GTAGAAAGAGCTTTTTATAGACATAATATACATATTGATTGTCTCCAAGATTATTTGACAATATACTGGCTTCATTGGGAGATAACTAGAGAACCTGCTTCTTGGGTGGAGGTGATAAAATGAATTGTGAAGATTGTGAAAAAGAAGTAAGGGCGGCAACTGCTCCTATGTGGATGACAATTGAACACCAAGCATCACAACTACGACAGATCTCTCAACTATGCTGGGAGATCGTAAATGAGTTGCAAGAAACAGACAACCTCCTAACTGGTGAGCATCCAGACGAGTTTTCAAAAGTCTTTGATATTGCAGGTGAAATCGAGGATTGGCTAGTGAGGACAAAGAATAAATAACTATTTATAGTCACCACAGGAGGGTAAGAAGTTGAAGATAACAAAGTCGAGACTAATACAAATAATTAAAGAAGAGATTAGCAAAGAGGTGGTAGATAAAGAAAAGCGAGCCGCCCTTAAAGCCATGCTGGGCCCCAACGAAGACGGGAGACTTGATCTCTCTCAGTTAGGCTTTCTTTTTGGAGATCCTGAACTTAAAAATATAAAAAAATTAAAAAATATAAAAGACGAAGTTGAAAATCTTAAAGGCGAAGAATACAAAAAAGCCTTGCTTGACCGTCTTGATCAAGAGCCTGCTATTGACCCCGAAGGAAACCCCTTGGAATTCTCCTCTTGACATCCCACCCCTAATCGTCTATAATCCTCCTTACCTCAAGCAACTAAGGAGGAAGTTTTCGTGCTCAAAGATATCCGCTACTATAATAGAAAATATGACAAGATTGTAAACTTAACTGTAGACGCTTTCGATTCTGCTGTGCATCTAGACATTACTCTTCATGGAAGGTCGTCTAATAATGAGCTTACCGTTAATGAGCTTACCGTAGATTTTAACCTAACAGACAAACATGACAAGGCGGCACTAAAAGAGTTGATCTCTAGCCTTCAAAGAGGATTAGATCTTTATGAGGAAAGCAATGAAAAATAAATCTAAAAGAGTCTTTTCTACAAGAGAAACTTGCGCAAGCAAAGAAGATTTCAAAAAAATCATGGACAAGCACATCGAGAGAACTTCTGAGCTTGTAAACCTCTGCGATAAATTTGAGGTTGAAATTTCAATCGAATCCTTTGAGAATGGTGTTCTTGAGATCGACACCATAGTTGAGAAGCAGCAAGACCAGGAGGAACAATGAGCAGAATTTATCTGTACTTATTTTGTTGACCCAACTATTTACTCTGCATCCAATAGGAGGAGTAAAGCATGAATGTGGGTATCTACATGATTAAAAATAAAAATAATGGTAAATTTTATATTGGTTCATCAATTAATATGGCGGCGCGGTGGGCTGGGCATAGATCTGATTTAAAAAAAGGCAAACACCACTCAAAACATCTTCAAAGATCTTGGGATAAGTATGGCGAGGAGTCATTTGAATTCACTGTTATTGAATCTGTTGAAAATACAGATGATCTTCTTGTTAGAGAACAACACTATCTAGACACATTAAAACCCTTTCTTAGGGAGAACGGGTATAATAGTGTGAGAAACGCCGCTAATTGTTTAGGTTTTCGACATACAGAGGAAACAAAAAGAAAAATGAGTGAAGCCAGGAGTGGTACGACACGCTCGGAGGAGACCAAGAAGAAAATCAGCGAAGCCCTTAAAGGAAGAGTGGTCTCTGAAGCTGCAAAAAGAAAAATGAGTCAAGCTTGGGAAGGGAGACAGATTTCTCAAGAAACTAGAGAAAAGATGAGCCAAGCGCACAAGGGCCAAACTCCGTGGAATAAGGGTGTTCCGCATAGCGAAGAAACAAAAAGAAAAATAAGTTCAGCCAACAAGGGAAAACCTTCTCACAGGAGAGGTAAGAAGCTGCCTCAAGAAACTAGGCAGAAGATGAGTGCTTCTAGAAAAGGAGAGAAGAACCCAAATTCAATAATGACTTGGAGTAAAGTTAGGGACATAAGGAGAGAGTACAAAGAAGGTGGAGTGACTCAAAAACAGTTGTCCGAGAAATATCAATGCAGCAAATCCTGCATCAAGCACATCTTAAAAAATAGGGTATGGAGGGAAGAGTGAGTAGGATTTTAATCGTAGACGCACAAAACATGCTTGTAAGAAATTGGGTCGTTGACCCCAGCCTAGCCCTTAACGGGGCTCCGATTGGAGGACTAAAGGGCTTTCTCAAGAGTTTGCAAAAAGTCTCTAGAGAGACCAATCCAGATAAGATCGTTATTTGCTGGGATGGAGAGGGGGGGTCAAAAAGGAGAAAAACGCAAAACAAAAATTACAAGAAAGGTCGAAAACCAATAAGATTGAATAGATCTTCTAATAATTTAAATCAAGCAGAGATAGACCAGAATAGAATCTGGCAGCAGTTGCGGCTTGTTGAATACCTTAATGAGATGCCAGTATATCAACTTATGCTAAAGCATGTTGAGGCTGACGACTTGATTGCCTTTACAACACAATTTCAAGACTTCAAGGATGATCAAAAAGTTATTGTGTCCTCGGACAAAGACTTCTTTCAACTTTGCAACAAAAACACCATCTTGATAAGGCCAATTCAAAAGGTCATCTTAAACGAAAGCAAGATAGTTGAGGAATATAAGATCCACCCAAACAACTTTGCCCTTGCTCGTGCTATTTGCGGCGATAAATCAGATAACATTGAAGGCATCCAGGGTGCGGGCTTGCCAACGGTTGCAAAGCGTTTTCCTTTTTTGAAAGAAGAAAAGTCTTATACCGTGTCCGATATTGTGAATCACTGCGAAGAACAAGAAAAAAAGCTTGTTGTCCATGAAAGAATCCTCAAGGGCAAAGATAAAGTGCTTGACAACTACAAGCTTATGCAACTATACTCTCCAACAATGTCGCCACAGGGCGCAGGACTTCTTAGAGAAGAGTTAAGAAACAAAAAGTTAATTTTCAACAAAACCAAACTCACAACAATGATGTTTAAGGATGGAATCGGTGAATACAACTGGACAGATCTCTGGAACTGCTACAACAACATCGTCTGGGGCTAAAATGGAATTGAAAACCTGCTCGAAATGCAAAATTGAGAACATTTTAATTCACATCAAATATCACATGGAAAAACAAGTAGATACAACACAGAGCAACTAGACAATGGAAATTTTTGAAATTTTTGGAAACTTTTGTCTTCTTTCACTCATAGTTAGTGGCACGATTATATTCATTGCCTCTAACGTAAACTACAGAGGTGAAGAATGAGTGTCGCATCGTATTCCATTAACTACAACGGAACATCACAGCCTGTGAATACTTTAAGTCTATCAAAACAGGAGGACTTCTCACGCTTTGGGAAATCCTTTCAGGAGGGCCTTTGTCGCCTTATTTTGCTTGATCGCCCCTTCGCGGATCAGATTGGTGAGGTCTTGGATGTAAACTTTTTTGAACTTAAGTACCTGCAAGTATTCTGCAAGAAGATCTACGATTACAAAGAAAAATACAAGACTCATCCCACGCCAGAGATTATGACTTCCATTTTGAGGTCGGAACTGGGGGCTGATGACTCTGATCCTCTTACAAAACAAGTCAGAAGCTATTTCGCTAGGATTCTTGCAAAGTCAGGACATGATGCTGCCGATTACATAAAAGAGACAAGCTTAGATTTTTGCAAAAAACAAAAACTTAAAGAAGCGATTCTCAAGAGCGTGAAGTTGATTCAAAGCTCTAGCTTTGATGAAGTAAAGGGCGTTATTGATCAAGCTCTTAAGCTTGGTGCTGACAGCAACTTTGGCCACGATTATCTCAAGGACTTTGAGGCCAGATTTGTTCCGAGGTTTCGTTATCCTGTTTCTACTGGTTGGAAGCAGATGGACAATATAAGCGGTGGTGGTCTAGGAAAAGGAGAGCTAGGGGTGGTTATTGCCCCCACAGGTGCCGGTAAGTCAATGGTTTTGGCACACTTGGGGGCGCAAGCTATTAAGTCTGGTAAGTGCGTTGTTCATTATACTCTGGAACTCCAAGACACTGTAACAGCGAATCGATACGATTCTTGTATCACAGGGATCGAAATCAAAAACCTGTTGAAGCACAAAGAAGAAGTCTTGGATGCTATTAACGATATTGAAGGCAGACTGATTGTTAAAGAATATCCGACCAAGACAGCCACAACGCAAACTATAATGAACCATCTTGAGAAGCTGGTATGTCGAGGGATTGACGTTGGTATGGTGATAGTTGACTATGCAGATCTTCTAAGACCTGTTCGCCAACGCAACGAAAAGAGGACCGAGCTAGAATCTATCTATGAGGAATTAAGAGCAGTTGCACAAACATATGAGTGCCCCGTATGGACCGCCTCTCAGACAAATAGATCTGGGTTGAACGCAGAAGTCGTAACAATGGAATCTATTTCCGAAGCATTTAGCAAGTGCTTTGTTGCAGACTTTATTTTTTCTCTATCGAGAACGGTAGAGGACAAGAATACCAACACGGGCCGAGTTTATATCGCTAAGAATAGAAACGGCCCTGATGGTCTTGTCTTTCCTATTTTCATGGACCCTGCATCTGTGAAGATTAACGTTCTTGAGCGAGATGACGAAACACAGCAAGCAGCATACAAAAATAAAAAAGATGCTCTTGAAGACCTGAAAGAAAAGTACAAGAAATTTAGAAAGAAAGGAAAAGAAGATGACCAACCAAACTGACGCAAAGCAGATCCTCTCAGATATTACCGTACATATGAAGTACGCCAAGTATAAGCCTGAACTACAAAGACGGGAAACATTTAATGAAATTGTGGACCGAAACAAGGCTATGCATATCAAGAAGTTCCCCAGTCTCAAAGAAGAGATTGAGGCGACTTACCAATACGTTTACGATAAAAAAGTCCTACCTTCCATGCGCTCTATGCAATTTGGTGGTAAGCCAATTGAAGTTGCCCCTAATAGGGTTTTCAACTGCGCTTACATGCCAATTGACGATGTTCGCGCCTTTTCAGAGACAATGTTCTTGCTCCTAGGTGGCACTGGTGTGGGTTTCTCTGTTCAAAACCACCACGTTGAAAAACTACCAGAAATCAAGCGCCCCAACTCAAAGAGAACACGTCGTTTTCTTGTTGGGGACAGCATCGAGGGTTGGGCTGATTCCGTCAAGGCTCTTGTTCACTCTTACTTCAACGGTTCATCAAGAATAAGATTTGATTTTTCTGATGTCCGGCCAAAGGGCTCAAGGCTTGTTACCTCTGGTGGCAAAGCTCCTGGTCCCCAACCCCTCAAGGAGTGCCTTATCAAGGTTGAGGGCATCCTTGAATCAAAAGAAAATGGCGAAAAACTGACCCCAATCGAAGTCCACGATATGGTTTGCCATATTGCTGATGCTGTCTTGGCAGGTGGAATTCGCAGAGCGGCACTTATTTCTCTTTTTAGTGCTGATGACGATGAGATGTTGGGCGCGAAGTCGGGTAATTGGTGGGAAATCAACCCACAGCGCGGTCGCGCAAACAACTCGGTCGTTCTTA